AAGCATGGATAGCGAAAATTTTTAATAAAATTAAATTTAAAAATTTAGGTATGCCGATAGGATAAAAAAATGAATAAAAGACAGATATATATGTTAGATACTAACAATTATACAAACGAAAAAGAAAGATGGGGTGAAATTATAGAAATATGGGATGAATTTATGGATTTCCATATGGAATATCCTCACTTTCGATTTATGCAAATAATTATGATGTTTCAAAATTGGCATCAAAAAATATATGAAACCGACGGTTTTTATGTTGAAGATGATATTTTATTAGAACGTTTTAAAGAATTTCTTAAATATGTTAAAGGAGAAAATCATTAAAATGGAAAAAAAGATAAAAGTTACTGTTACATACCCTTGGTCAGGAATACCTAATGATGTAAGTATAATTATTGTCAGTGGTGAAAACTTATCTGAGGATGACATCCGCGGACTCGCTTATGAAGGAGCATTAGATATGATTTTTGACCGTGGAGTATGTTGGGATTACGAGGAGGTAGAATAATGGGAATGTTTGACCCTGATGAAGACCCCACCTATATTAAAATGGAATCTCAATTAGATAAAATTAAAAAAGTTCTAAAAGCAGATTTTTTAGACGATGATGAAAAACTCTTCTTTATTAAAAGAATTATTTTTGAAGAAAATATGAAAGGAGATAATTACTTTGCTTAACCCAAAAACTAACGAAAGAGAACTTGCATATGTTGTAGTTGTTAATGATATTACTCCTATTGAAGGATATGATAGAGTAGAACTTGCTCATGTTGGTGGATGGACTATCGTTGTCGGTAAAGGTGAATTTAAAAAACTTGACCCAGCTATTTACTTTGAAATTGATTCAAAACTTCCTGAAGTAAAACCTTTTACCGATATGGAATTTCTTGCTAAAAAGAAATATCGTGTAAAGACTCAAAAGATGTGTAAGTCTATTTCACAAGGCCTTCTTATCTCTGCAAAAACAATGGGATGGGAAATTGAAGAGCCTCAAACTGAGCATGGAATCCCCTATATTGTAGACAGTGATGGTTGTGTACATATTCCTTACGATGATGAAACTCGCTTCCTTACTAAACAGCTTGGTGTAACTTATTATGTTGCAGAAGATAATATTCGTAAAGCCCCTTCTGTAGATAAATATAAGAAAATGGCACAACGTAATAGTAAACTCTTTTCAAAACAACCTTTCCGCTGGCTTATGAAACGGGATTGGGGTAAGAGATTTCTTTTCGTTTTCTTCGGCAAAAAGAGAGATAAAACAGGTTGGCCCGCTTGGGTAAAGAAAACTGATGAAGAAAGAGTCCAAAATATGCCTTGGATTCTTGAAGATAAGTCTCCTTGGATTGCAACAGAAAAGATTGATGGTTCTTCAACTACATTTACTATCAAGCGCGGAAAATGGCCTCATAAAAATGAATTTTATGTTTGCTCTCGTAATGTTTGTTTTGATAAACCTGATAAAGCATGTTTTTATGATACTAATATTTATACAGAAATGGCAGAAAAATATCATATTGAACATGCCTTAACTGAAATGTTGACTCTATACCCTGAAGCAGAATGGATTACTATCCAGGGCGAAACTTATGGGGCAGGAGTACAAAAGAGAGATTATCATCTCAAAGGTCATGATTTTATGGCTTTTAACCTTATTACTTCTGACAAAGGAAGATTTAATACTCTTAAAATGCGGGAATTGCTTGAAGATTATTATCATATTCCCTGTGTTCCTATTGTTGACACTAAGTTTATTCTTCCTGATACAGTAGAAAAACTTCTTGAATACGCAACAAATAAATCTCAGATTGATGGGGATATGAGAGAAGGTATTGTATTCCGTTCTGAGGATGGAAGTAAATCTTTTAAAGCTGTATCTAACGAGTTTCTAATCAAGTATCATCAATAAAAATAAATAGTAAAAGGAACTTTGTTGTTCCTTTTACTATTTAAATTTTTAAAAAGGGTTTTTACATGGAAAGAATAAAATGGTTTTCACCAAAAGAAAAATTACCACCAGATAATAAGCCTGTTCATTTAGAAATTGAATTTCCCTATGGAAGTCTTTATCATGTTTATGGGTGGTTTAATGAAGAAGGATGGTACACTCTTGGTGATTTTAAAAATTATGTTGTAAAAAGATGGAGTTATTTCATTAAAAATGAATAAAAATTATTTATATATTATGATAGGTGTGCCTGGCTCTGGGAAAAGCACGTATGCCCAATTTCTACTTACTAATAAAGATAATATAGATTGGGTCTCAAGAGATAAAATAAGATTTGATTTACTTACAGAAAAAGATAGTTATTTTGCAAAAGAAAATCAAGTTTATAAAAATTTCATTTCACAAATAAATACAGGGCTACGTATGGGCCATAATGTTATAGCAGATGCAACTCACCTTAATCCTAAAAGCCGTTATAAACTTTTTAATAAACTTCATATCGACCGTACTAAAACAATAGTAATAGGTATATATATGAACCTTCCTTTAGAAACGTGTCTTAAACATAATGAAAAAAGGAAGGGTAATCGTACTTATGTATCTCCGCATGAAATACATAATATGTATATTAGACTAGAACCACCCACCTATAACGAACCTTTTGATTATATATATGTCTTTAATGGAGAATCAATAAATCTCTTAGAAAGGAGATAATATGGCTATTTATTTTACTGCGGACCCTCATATCGGGCACGATAAGGATTTTATCTGGCGGCCGCGCGGTTTTTCTTCAGTTGAAGAACATGATACAGAAATCTTAAAAAGATGGAATAGTATTGTAACTCCAGAAGATACTGTTTATATTCTTGGCGACCTTTGTATGAGCGGAAACGAAAAAGAATGGAATCGTGTCTATAAAGTATTAAATGGAGAAAAAATTGTTATTTGGGGTAATCACGATACAAATAACAAACTTAATAAATATCAAATAGAATACGGTATGACATATCTTGGCTTTGCTTCAATTTATAAATATAATAAAAAGAAAATGTTTTATCTTTCTCATTACCCTACTCTTGTAGGTAATTTTGAGGAAGAGCGTTTCTTCTGGAATTTATCTGGACATACTCATAGTTCTAATAAATTTGAATTTGGACAGTATAGTATTTATAATGTAGCAATGGATGCTCATAATTGTTATCCTGTGTCTATAGAACAAATAATTAAAGATATTGATAAATATAAGGAGAAGAAAAAATGATTGTAAATCCTGTACTTGTAGGAATTGTAGGAACTCTTTTTGTAGAAATGGCTATTGTCATTATCAGAGACTACGTTATAAAAAAGAAAGGAAATAAAGATGCAACTAAGAGTAAAACTTTCTAATTCTGCTTTTGACCCTGTATCAGGCAAATCTATTGTTACAGTAAAAACCAAAAGAGGAACATATACTGGAGTTTCTAAAGTTCATCCTGATGATAAAGAAATTCAAAGTAAATATACCGGTTTGCGTATAGCTGAAATGAAAGCTGTACGAAAAGCCTACAAAGATGAATTAAAACGAGAGAGAATTATTCTTTATGTTCTTCCAAGTATTCAAAAAGATTTAATACATACTTTAGATAAATATTCTGCATATCAGGCTTTTGCATGGGCGCAAGCCCTTATTGAAAGAAGATTTTATTTTATGACTGAATACCATAAAAAAAGAATTAATTATCTAGAAGGGTGGATTGAATCAATTAATCGTGCTCTTGAAGATAATAAAAAACATTTGCAACAAATAAAAGAAAAAAGGTCAAAAAAGTAAAAAGTTAAATACCTCTTTTTTATATATTTATATATAATAAGGAGGTATTTTATTATGAATGAAAAACAAAAGAAATGGATTAAAGCGGCAGGTATCAGAGCCATTAAGACTTTCGCACAATCTTTTGTCTCTATGATAACAGTAGGTGCTGCCATTAGTGAAGTTAATTGGACTTATGTCGGTTCAGTCGCTTGTGTAGCAGGATTCCTTTCTATTATGACTAGTTTAGCTGGACTTCCAGAAGTTAAAGATTCTGAAGAAGCGGTAGGTTAATCCTACCGCTTCTTTTTTTGAAAGGAGAAAATATGGCATTAAAAGGAATTGATATTTCTTAGTGGCAAGGTAATGTTGATGCTAAGAAAATAAAGACATCAGGAATTAATTTTGTTATTTTAAGATAGGGATATAGAAAAACTATTGATAAATATTTTATTACTAATGTAAGAAAATTTAAATAGGCGGGAATCCCTATTCATGGAGTTTATCATTTCGCTTATGCTTTAAATAAAAATGATGCCGTAGAAGAAGCAAAAAGCTGTATTAAAAACGTAGAAGCCGCAGGATTAGGAAAAGATATTATTATTTTTTATGATTTTGAATACGATACAATCAAAAGTGCAAAAAACAAAAAAGTTTATTTAACTAAAACTAATTGTATTGAATTTACAAATGCCTTTTGTGATTACGTCAAAAGCAAAGGCTATAAAGCAGGTTTTTATTTAAATCAAGATTATTATAAAAACTGGTATGATGCGGCAACTATTAAAAAATATATTATATGGTTGGCAGATTATAATCCTGAACCACATTTTCCTTGTATTTATCAACAGTATACAAGTAAAGGAAAAGTAAATGGTATTTCTGGAAACGTTGATATGAATTATTTTTACGGTTAGGAAACATAGAAACCTATTATAACTCCTGTCCCAACTAAAGGGGTTACCGCAAAAGATATTATAAAAACTATGTAGAATTGGATAGGCAAAAGTAAAGCCAAACAAACTCATAGAGATATAATTGATTTATATAATAGTCATAAGCCTTTAGCAGTTAATTATAAAGTTAAATATACTGATGACTATTGTGATACAACATTATCTGCGGCCTTCATTAAAAATAACGCTGTCGATTTAATTGGTGGAACGGAATGTGGCGTTGAAAGACATATTCAATTATTTAAAAAAGCAGGTATATGGTAGGAGAATGGTTCAGTTACTCCTCAACCAGGATGGATTATAACATATAATTGGGATGATGGAACTCAACCTAATGATGGGTTTGCAGACCATATCGGTATTGTTGAAAAAGTATAGGGAAATACTATTACAACAATAGAAGGAAATACAGGAAACGGCGGAAATGTCGCACGAAATACTTTAAAAGTTGCTAATGGTAATATTCGTGGATACGCTATTCCTAAATATGCAAAAGCGGAAACTACATCTAAAACAGAGTAGAATGTGGCTCCCGCAAAAAATATTAATAATGATAAAACTTTATTAGCAACATCTAAAACTAAATTTACTAGAACAGGTAAAGCATCTCCCGCCCGTGATACTTATTTTAAAGTAAAAGTTACTGCTAATGCTTTGTACGTAAGAAGTTGGGCAGGCGTTGAACATAATCCTTTAAAGAGTATTCCTTTTATTTATAAAAATAAAATTGTTTAGGTTTGTGATAGTATACAAGCTAATAATGGTACCACATGGTATTATATTCGTATAGATAATAAAATTTATGGTTTTATTAATTATAGATATGTCCAAGCAATATAATAAAAAAGGTGTGTAGTATATTAATACTACACACCGTTATTTTTGTTTATAGATATATATATTACGTTTCCACCCACTTTTGTTATTTATTTTCTTTTTTATATTATAGCGAAAAATTTTTGAAAAGTCAAGTATAACATGGCATTAAGGTAAAGGTTTAATATAAATTGCAATTTTACAAAAATTTTGCTATAATATTTATAGAAAAAATATAAAAGGAGAGAAAAAAAATGATTTATATAATGTCTTATCCTACAGATGAATATGGAGATTCTCTTTTTGATGTGGAACGATTACAACACTTTTATTCTAGTTTTGAATCTATTTTAAAGTAGTCATCATCTCTTATTATGTTACCTGATAAGATTTAGATTAAATGCTATGATGATAGTCTTTAGAATAAAATAGAATATAAATCAATATATGAAGGAGAAATAAATGGCAAAACTTTATAATGAAGATAGTATTGAAAGTCTTTCTCCATTAGAATTTACACGGTTACGTCCTGGAGTTTATGCAGGTGATACAACTTATTCAACACAATTATTAGTAGAAATAATTTCTAATGCTGTTGATGAATTTAGACTCGGTAATGGAAATAGAATAGATGTAACAATAAATAAAGATATTTTTACAGTTGAAGATTATGGACAAGGGTTTATTCCAAACAGCTTTAGAGAAGATGGAAAAACAATTCTCGAAGCTGCTTTTAGTGTTCTTAATACTTCTGGTAAATACAGAGAAGATGGAACTTATGAAGGAACTTCTCTCGGATCATTTGGAATTGGTTCTAAAATTACTACCTTTTTAAGTCACTGGTTAAATGTAATTACCTTTAGAGATGGGAAATGGGAAGAAGTAGGTTTTAAAGAAGGTGTTACAAATTGGCATGATGGTGGTGACATAAATCTTAAAGATGATGTAAATAAAACAGGTACTATAGTAAAATGGCAACCTTCAGAAGAGTTTTTTACACATACAGAAGTTGAAAGTGGAAAAATTCATTCTTTATTTAAAACTATCTCATGTTTATGCCCTGGTCTCACCATTCATTTAAATGAAAATGGTAAAGAATATGACTATACATCAACAAAAGGTTTAAATGATTTAGTTGATGCCGCTGTTGGTAATAAAGAACTTATCAATAATAGATTTGATATGAATTTTGTAGAAGGTAAGAATAAAATGGATATGGTTCTTACTTATACATCTAATTATTCTTCTACTATTGTTCCATATGTCAATACTGGCTTAACCGAGACAGGACAACATATTACTCAAGTAAAATCTATCATTACTCGTGAATTTAATAAGTTTTTTAAAGAGAAAAAATGGCTTAAATCTACTGATGAAAATTTAACTGGTGATGATATTCAAGAAGGTATGTATATTGTTTTTAATATTACAGCACCTAATGTATCTTATGATGCACAGGTTAAAACTCGTATTACTAAAATTGAAATGAAGCCTTTTAGTGTAGCCTTAACTGAAAATTTTCAATATTGGTTAGCTAATAACGAAAAAGAAATTAAACTTATTGCAGATAAAGCTATTAACGCTAAGAAAGCAAGAGAAGCTGCTAAAAAGGCAAGAGAAAAGGCAAGAGAGCAAGGAAAGAAAAAAGAAAAGGCTTTAAAATTTGATAGTAAACTTGCGGACTGCTATAGCGAAGATAGAGAAAAATGTGAAATTTATATTACAGAGGGCGATTCAGCGTCGGGTAATCTTAAAACTGCTCGTAATAATGAATTTCAAGCGGTAATGCCTGTTCGAGGTAAAATTCTTAATACTCAAAAAGCCACGTTAGATAAAATTCAGAAAAATGCTGAAATTATGACTATGATTGAAGCGTTTGGTTTAAAGATTGATTCAAAAACAATGCGGGTTACATATGACCGTGATGAACTCCGCTATGGTAAAATTATTATTATGAGTGATGCTGACGTAGACGGTTCTCATATTAAAAATCTATTTTATACTTTTATTTGGAATTTCTGTCCACAATTATTTTATGACGGTATTATTTATGCGGGAGTTCCGCCCCTTTATAAAATTACATTAGCAGGAAACAAAGGTTATAAATATCTTAAAGATGATGCTGCTCTTGAACAATTTAAAACTACTTATAGTGGTAAATATACTGTAAATAGGCTTAAAGGTTTAGGAGAAATGGATGTAGAAGAGACAGAAGAAACTCTTACAAATCCTGATAATAGAATTATTAAACAAATTATGATTGATGATAGTGAAGAAACTGAAAAATTATTTGATGATTTAATGGGAACGGCAATTCTACCGAGGAAAAATTTCATTAAAGAACACAGTAAGGAGGCCGCTTATAATGACTAAAACAGTAGAAAAAATGGTAAATGTTTTAACTGATACTTTATCCTATTGCTATTGTGATAATTGTAAATATGGTGATTATGAAAAATATGGAGAAAGACACTGTGATGATTGTCATAGAAAGTATGTAAGTTGGGCTTTATCTCCAGAAACCGCCGAAGAAATTGTTAAAAAAATTATAGATATTTACAGAGAAGAAAGTTTAATAAATAAATTAATTCAGATTGGTAATATAAATGCTTTATCACCTGTTGAACTTAAAAAAGCAATAGAGGCAATGGAGAAATTAAAAAATGGCAAATAATAAATTTGGAATTATATGTGACATGTGCGGAGCATATACAACAGCTAAAAAAATGTATTTTACATTAATATTGCCAACTTATCAATCTAATTTTGTTAATTGCACACAAAGATTAGATTTTTGCCCTACATGTTATAAGGATTTAAAAATAACTTTAGCTAAACATTATAATATAGAATGGAAAAATTAATATGCAAAATGATTTAACAAAAGAATTAAGTACAAACTTTATAGAATATGCGGTAGCTGTTAATACCGACAGAGCAATTCCTGATGCTAAATCTGGC